AAAAGCAGCAGATATTGCAACACAGGCATCCAAATATGCCAATCCATTATATTTAGCTGGTAAAGAAATTCAAGCAGTAACATATCCTTTTAAAGAACTTGGAAAAGGTACATTAGGTGTTACTACAGGCGTTGGAAAAACACCTATAAATGAAGCTATTAAAGCTGGTGAAGCTAATGTAATATCAGGTACAACAACATTTGCCGAAAATATGAGAAATCCAACAAGATCAGATGCTGTAGATATTGCTAGACAAGCATTAGATAATATTCGCCAAACTAAAAATCAGCAATATCGTGGCGGAATGGTAGATATATCTAAAGACAAATCTATTCTTAATTTTGATGATATTGATTTAGCTAGAATGAATACAGAAGGTATTGGCACATATAAAGGCAAGGTAGTTAATGAACGTGCTGCTAATGCAATGAATGAAGTTAAATCTGCTATCAATGAATGGAAAAGTGCAGATCCTGCTGAGTTTCATACTCCAGAAGGCATGGACAAATTAAAACAAAAAGTAGGCGGTATTTTAGAGTCTATTCCTTACGAACAAGGCACAGCTAGAACAGCAGTACAAAACATATACAATTCAGTAAAAAGTACTATTAGTAAACAAGCACCAACATATTCAAAAGTAATGTCTGAATATGGCGAAGCTAGTGATCTTATTAAAGAAATAGAAAAATCATTATCTTTAGGCAAAAAAGCTAGTGCTGATACTGCTATGCGTAAATTGCAATCTATTATGCGTAACAATGTAACATCTAACTATGGTCAAAGAGCAGGTGCAGCAGAAGAACTTATAAATGCAGGTGCTACAGAATTAAAACCAGCATTAGCAGGTCAATCCATGAGTGCTGTTTTACCTAGAGGATTATTAGGTCAATTGGAAACTTATGGCGGTGGTGTTGCCGCATTAGCAAATCCATCAGTATTGCTTGCCGCACCATTAGCTTCACCAAGAGCTATGGGTGAAGTATTATACAAATATGGTCAAGCTAAAGGATTGGGCAAAAAAGCATTAAACAAAGTGCCTTTATCAGTAGATCAAGCCAATAAGATTGGCACACTTTTATATCAAATGAATCAGAACAAGGAGTAACACATGGCAAGAAATGGATCAGGAACGTATACGCTTCCAGCCGGTAACCCAGTCACCACAGGAACAACTATATCATCTACATGGGCTAACAATACTTTAAACGATATTGGTAATGCCATGACAGCTTCTTTGGCTTATGATGGTCAAACAACTCCTGTAGCTAACTTGCCTATGGGTGGTTATCTTCATACAGGGGTAGCCAATGCTACTGCTAGAACAAATTATGCTTCGGCAGGTCAAGTTCAAGATAGCACGCTTCAATATTTAACATCCGTATCTGGTACAAATACCATTACAGCTTTAGCACCTATTTCGATGGGCGCTTTAGCTGCTGGTCAAACATTTAGATTTATAGTGGCTGCTACTAATACCGGCTCAGTCACACTTAATATTAATAGTATTGGTGCTAAATCAATTACTAAAAATGGTGCAACTGCTTTAAGTTCTGGTGACCTTGTAATTAATAGTATGGTAGAAATTATTTATGACGGCACACAATTTCAAGTATTAAATCCAAATGTAATTAGCTCATTAGGAACTATGGCTACACAAAATGCTAATGCTGTAGCTATTACAGGTGGAACTATATCTGGACTATCTTCACCATTACCAGTAGCATCAGGCGGAACAGGCGCAGCTACTTTAACTACAAATTCAGTTTTACTTGGCAATGGTACAAGCGCAATATCAACAATAGCACCTTCAACTTCTGGAAATGTTTTAACATCAGATGGTACAACTTGGTCATCACAGCCAAATCCTAAACTTATATCAGGAACAGCACAAGCTACCACATCAGGAACATCTATTTCATTTACAGGAATTCCTAGTGGAGTAAAACGTATTACTGTTATGTTAAGCGCAATAAATACTAGCGGTAGTAATAATGTAGTGATTAAAGTAGGCACAAGTGGCGGAACAGTATCTTCTGGTTATGTGGTTGTTGGATCAAATGCTGGTCAAAATGCTTTGCCAGCTTCAGGAACAGCAAGTAATGCTTTTTTTCTTGATTATGGACTTCCTACAAGCGCATCTTTAAGATATGGTATAGCAACACTTGCATTATTAAATGCTTCTACTAATTTATGGGCTTTTTCAGCAACTATTGGAGAAGCTATATCAGGAACTTACTTTTTAATGGCTGGCGGTGGTTCAGTTGCTTTATCTTCTGTTTTAACTTCAGTGACTCTTACCACATCTAACGGAATAGATACATTTTCTGGTGGTTCAATAAATATTTTATACGAATAAACTATGATGAACGACATAAACCCAGTATCCTATGGCAAACTCATAGGCAAGGTAGAATCTTTAGAACATAAAGTAGAAAGCCTTGAAAAAGATATAAAAGAACTATTAGAACTTGCTAATAAAGGTCGTGGTGGTATGTGGGCTGGTATGATGATTGTATCAGCATTAGGTGGCTTTGTAGGCTACATCACTCACAACTTTTTAGGCAAGTAAATGTGGATAACAGAAGATACATTAGCCGCTTTATATACAGCATTTATACAAATAGAGCCTTTTGCATCTTTTCCATTTCCTTCTGCAAAACGTGTAGAATTTGTGGTTTGTAATGATCCTGAAATTTACGGAGAATACGAACCTGAACCACATAAAATAACAATATCTAAAGGCAGATGTTCACACCTTAATACTGTCATTATTACCCTTTTGCATGAAATGATACATCAGATGATGTATATCAAATATCCTAAATCAGAAATATACACCTCTCACAAAGGTGAATTTAAACAAATCAAAATTAAAGTAGCCAAGCAATTTGGCTTTGATCCATTGGAGCTATAATGAAAATCCTAGAAAAACTTAAAGAATTCTTTGCTAAAGGCCCTAAACAACCTAAACCAGAACCAAAAGAGCCACAACACCATCATCATAATCATGGGAGTTCTACAACATAATGACTAGCTTACTTTCCCTTATATTGCCAGCATTAGTTCCAGCATTTGCTGACGGTGCTAGAGGTCTTATTGCTAAGTTTACAGGTGGTGCAGGTGGACAGCCACAAAACATGCAAGAACGTATAGAGCTTATGAAAGCTGAATCTGAAAAATTACAGGCTTTAGCTGCATTAGATACCCCTACCGGTGAACCTTCTAAATGGATTATTGATCTTCGTGCATCTTTTAGATACATCATTATTAGCTCAATTATGATCTTTACAGCTATCGTTGTATTTAATCCAGATGTTGTAGGTGCTACTGTAGTGGCAGTATTTCTTGATATGACAGGTGCTTGTATGAGCTTTGTTATTGGCGAAAGAATGTACCTAACACTTAAAAAATGAAATTAAGACTAGAGAGGTTTGAATATGGAAGCACATATACAATTGGTAAATTCTACATTGATGGCGTTTATCATAGTTTTTCTTTAGAGGATGTAGTAAGAAAGGGTGAGAAAGTAAATGGACAAACAGCTATTCCTACTGGCACTTATCCAGTTATTATTGATCTTTCTGCTCGCTTTGGTAAGCAACTTCCCCATGTATTAAATGTACCTAATTTTACAGGTATAAGAATTCATCCTGGCAATACATCTAAAGACACAGACGGATGTATATTGCTTGGCACAGATTGGAAGGGCGGAGATTTTGTAAGTAACTCCAAAACAGCGTTTAATACTTTTTTTGACAAACTAAAGGTGGCTCAAACAGCTACATTATTTGTATGTTAGATTATTTACTTTGTAGTTTGCTCTGTGCAGTCGATCATTTAAAATATGTTATTGCAATATTAATTATTCTTATAGTGTATAATAGTGTAACTCAACACTAGGAGTAGCTATGAAGATTTTATTGATTGATATTGAAGTAGCACCTAACACAGCTCACGTCTGGGGCATCTTTGACCAGAACATTTCCATCAATCAGTTATTAGAATCATCTTACACTCTATGCTATGCCGCTAAATGGTATGGCAATCCTAAGATTATGTTTGACTCAGTTCAAAAGTCAGGCAAAGATAAAATGCTTGCTAATGTGCATGCTTTACTAGATCAAGCAGATGCAGTCGTACATTACAATGGAAGTCGTTTTGATATTCCTATCCTAAACAAAGAATTTCTTTTAAGTGGTATGCCACCACCAAGCCCAGCTAAACACATAGACTTATTACAAGTAGCTCGTAGACAGTTTAGATTTGTTTCTAACAAACTAGACTATGTATCACAGGCTTTAGGTTTAGGTGCTAAAACAGCACACGAAGGCCATACACTATGGTTAAAATGTATGAATGATGATCGTAAGGCTTGGAAGATCATGGAAGAATATAATAAGAATGACGTTATATTGCTTGAAGCTGTTTATAATAAATTTAAAGGATGGATAAAATCACATCCAAACCACAATGCCTACTCTCCGGATATTTGTTGTCCTAATTGCGCTTCACGCAAATTACAAGCCAGAGGAACGCAAAGATCAAGAGTTGCAGTATATCAGCGTTTTCAATGCCAGGCTTGTGGTAGCTGGTCTAGGTCAATTAAGTCAGAGAAAAAAAGTAAAGAATCGTTAGTAACTATTTAAGGACTAATATGGCAATTACAGCACAACAAATCTGCGATCACCTTATAGGCAAAACTGTTGTGTCAGCCGAATTAGACTATGGCGATAATATTATTATTTTAGAGCTGTCAGATTCATCATACATAGAAATAAGTGGCGAAGAACTATCTATATACGCTGAACTTAATCAAGATGATGATACCATTCACTAAATAAAAGAAAAGGGCTTAAACAGCCCTTTATGTTCGTTTTGAGTACCGTTAAGCCTACGTTAGAGGATGTAATAAGTTTAGTATTTTTTGGCTTTCTACTAAACGTGTAATAATTACCAAATCTAGGTACTTAATCTCCACAAAAGCAAGGGATCGCTTCTTCAGTTTTATCAAACATATCAGATTGATTTAAAGCGTAATCATACATTTGCTGATAGCTTGGGCGATCTTTTCTAAACCTGCCACCATCACCAAAAGTTTTGTTAGAAGTCTGGACAGACTTCTCAGCATCTATCCACCATATAGCCCTAGATGGCTTTTCTTGTATTAAGCTCATAATCTGATGTGCTGGCTTTAAAAAGCATAAATCACAATTACCGTGCATAGTCACACCATTATTGTTTGGCAATTGAAGATCAAAGGATTGTTCTTTCCAAAATTGACCTACAATTTGCTTGGTTACTTTTGCTGTTACTAATGGAGTTCTTTCACGAGCTATCTTTGCAGCTCTACGCATTTCATCTGCTCTAATACCTATCCAATCCATATTTTCATTATGTTTCCATCCTAATGACTTTAAATATTTGTCAATAGTACGAATCTTTAATGTTACGGTGCATATTCTAGCAACTGGATTGGGTAAATAACCTGTGGATTCATGGATCATTGCCATAAAAGGCTCACCATTACGACTTGCAGTATTAAAATCTACTTTTTTAAATCTTGACTTTGAATCTTCATCCCATTGGTATTCAACCCAATGAATAGGAACATTCCAATTTGTTTCACAATCTCTGACAAACTCAAGCGTTTCTTCTTCTTCTTTGCCTGTATTAGCAAAACATACTATAGCATCTGAAGGTAAACCATTATTTGATTGCAATATACGCCAAAGCATATACGCAGAAGTACGACCACCGCTAAAGCTAATAACGGTGGGTTCTATGATCCTAAAAGGATCAGTCATCTATCATTTCAATGCGTTGTAACTGAGCATCAATTTCTGGTGGATTAATAGCTTCAGGTGCATTTTTTCTTCTATGCTCTAATAACTTTTGTTTATAAAAATCAGACTTTTGCAAATCTAATTCATAACTACCTTTAAATGGGTATCTCAAATCATAGGCCATTTTACTTCCCATAAGATAACCTTCAAATTGCTCGTAAGTTAATTTTGCTTCAATTACATCTATGCTTTCAATGCCGCCCACAGTATAGTGAGGTGGCTTGTTTACCATATCAACCATATTTATCCCCTAATAAAAAATAAATCAATCAAAGTATAACATCCAAACACAAACCACATAATACCACTAATAATTAAACCCCAAACAATCCAATCAACTACTTTTTCTAAAAAGTCCATTACGTTCTCCATAAGGTGTAGGCATTGGTAACTTAATTTGCCCTGTTCTATATAAATAATCTAATCTATAGCGTGTTACGCCACAATCTTGAATAATAGATTTTAAATTTGATGTAGGATTGGCTCTTATATATTCTCTTACTTTTACAGCTTGTTTTTCTTCCCTAGCAACTGAATAAGATGATGCCATTATAAACCACCATGAGCTTCTGCAAGTTTTTTACTATCATACTTAGATAAGCCTTTGTATTCTTCTACATCTTTACCTGCTACAAGTGGCGTTATTTTAATATGATGCGTAGTGTTTTTTAGATCATTAAGATATGAAAGCTGATTGGGATGAAATGACCATAAGTAAGACTTTTTAAGGTCACCTGACTTGACGTCATATTCTTCGTAAAGATAAGCTAAGACTGTATCCATTAGTAAAATGTCATCCTTCCTATTTTTGTTTTTTTGTGTTTGCCATACCATTTATTTTTTGACGGCATAGAGTCATCATGGAAATATAAAGCATTTGCAACTGGGTTAGCATATTTATGAAAAATAACCGTATCAATAACAAGAAGTTTAGTCTCCAAATACGTCTTTTCATCAACTG